ACGTTGCGCCCCATCCGCGACAACGACGGCGAGGACGAAACCCTGCAATGGGTTCCGCGCAAGGTGGAAGCATGAAACTAACCGGCGACCGCAACCAGTGCCAAGGCTGTAAAGAGTATTTCAACAGCACACACGCCTTTGACAAGCATCGCACGGGAGATCATGAAGGCGGGCAACGCCGATGCCTGACACCGTTTGAGATGGCTGCTAAAGGTATGTTTGCAGGCGCTGACGGCTTTTGGCGCGGCTCTGAGATGCCTAAGCATCTGCACAAGGATGCGCAATGAGCAGCGCACTCCAATCCCGCCTTCGTGCGGTACTGCTAGACCATCCTGACGGCCTGACAGCGCGAGAGGCTGGAGACGCTGCCGGAGTTCCTCGGGTGAGCGCAATCCAAGCCCTGCAGCGCATGCCGGATGTCTACATCGACCGCTACATGACCCGCCCGAAGCTGCCGCCGACTGCGGTATGGGTGGCTGTAGCGATTCCACCCCATTGCCCGCGACCTGGGCAAACAAAACCCGGACACAGCGCGAACTGTGGCCGGGCTTCTAACCAAGACCACTGAAAAGGAGTGATATGGCTGATGCGAGTTTAGGGGATTACGGCCTGTTCCTGCAAGCGAAGGGGCAGGCGAACACGGGGGACGGGTTTGATCCGGTATGGATGCCGGACTTCCTGTTTGACTTTCAGCGGTCTATGGTGACATGGGCGCTCCGGCAAGGGCGTGCGGCGATCTTTGAGGATTGCGGACTTGGCAAAACCCCGCAAGAGCTTGTCTACGCTGAGAACGTGGTACGCAAGACCAATGGTCGGGTGTTGCTGGTTACGGCGCTGGCAGTCACCGTGCAGATGGTGCGGGAGGCGGAAAAGTTTGGCATCAAGGTAACAGTTTCGCGGGATGGCAAGGCGCATCCGGGGATCACGGTGACGAACTATGAACGCTTGCACCTGTTCAACCCTTCCGATTTTGTTGGCATGGTGGGGGATGAGTCCAGCATCATCAAATCGTTTGCAGGAACCCGCAGGGGCGAAGTGACCGACTTCATGCGCAAGATGCGCTATCGCTTGCTTGCCACTGCAACAGCCGCCCCGAACGACTACATCGAGCTCGGCACTTCGTCCGAGGCCCTGGGCTACCTGGGCCACATGGACATGCTTAATCGCTTTTTCAAGAACGACCTGAATAACAGCGCGACAGGCCGCATGCGTGGCGAAGTCATCAAGTGGCGATTTAAGGGGCATGCCGAGTTGCCGTTCTGGCGGTGGGTTTGTTCATGGGCTAGGGCGATCCGTAGGCCTTCCGACCTTGGTTTTGATGATGCGCGTTTCGTGTTGCCTGAGCTGCGCGAGGTAGAGCATCTGGTGCAGGTTGATGAGTTGGCGGACGGGATGCTTTTTGCCATGCCCGCCGTTGGACTCAAGGAACAGCGCGAGGAACGACGCAGGAGCGTTGAGGCCAGATGCGCGAAGGTTGCGGAACTGGTGAACCACACCGGACAGCCTGCGCTTGTCTGGTGCCACCTGAACGACGAGGGAGACATGTTGGAGCGCATGATTCCCGATGCCGTGCAGGTCAGCGGGTCAGATTCCGATGATGCGAAGGAAGAGCGGTTGCTGGCTTTCGCCGACAACAAGGCGCGGGTGCTGATCACCAAGCCGAAGATCGGCGCATGGGGGCTGAACTTTCAGCACTGCAATCACGTTGTTGATTTTCCGTCGCACTCGTTTGAGCAGCGCTACCAAGGTGTCCGCAGGTGCTGGCGGTTTGGCCAGAAAAGGCCAGTCACTCATGACACCGTGACAACCGAAGGGGAGCGCGGCGTGGTCAAGAACATGCAGCGCAAGGCGGCGCAAGCCGACCAGATGTTTAGCGCACTGGTCGCACAAATGAACGCATCAATGGCGATTGATCGCGCATCCAATTTCACAAAAACTCAGGAGGTGCCGTCATGGCTGTCAACGATCAGCGCGTAACAGATCAGTACGCCATTTACAACGGTGATTGCGTGGAGGGCATGCAAGGGCTGCCGGATGCGAGCATTCATCTATCGATTTACAGCCCGCCTTTTGGTGGCCTGTATCACTACTCAAGCAGCGAGCGCGACCTTTCCAACTGCAACGACTACGGGCAGTTCTTTGCGCACTATGAATGGGTTGTGAAGGAGTTGGCCAGGATCACGATGCCGGGCCGAATCACCGCCGTGCATTGCATGGATGTTCCGAAAAGCAATAGCGGGACGGACTCGCTGATTGATTTCCCCGGCGACATCATCCGACTGCATGAGCGCCACGGATGGCACTACACCGGGCGTCGGATGATCTGGAAGGAGCCGTTGGCTGTGCGCCTGCGGACCATGCAAAAGAACCTTGCGCATGCCAGCTTGTGTGAAGACTCGATTGATTGCGGCGTGGCATCTGGCGACCAGTTGCTGACATTCCGCCGTGCCGGCAAGAACCCGATTCCGGTACGCCACCCCGTTGGTTTGTTGGAGTACGCGGGGGAGCGCGTCCCGCCGTCTGATGTTCTGCCCTATCGGGGCTGGACGGGCAAGCAGACTGAAAACCGCTTCTCGCATTGGATTTGGCGACAGTACGCGGATTGCATGTGGGATGACATCCGCATGCACCACGTTTTGCCGTTCAAGGAGGCGCGGGACAGCGAGGACGAAAAGCACGTTCACCCGCTTCAGTTGGATGTGATTGACCGCTGCGTGACCCTGTTCAGCAATCCGGGCGAGACAGTTCTTACCCCGTTCATGGGCGTCGGCTCCGAGGTCTACAGCCCGATCGTGTTGGGCCGTCGCGGGATTGGGTGGGAGTTGAAGCCAAGCTATTTCCGCCAGGCCGTCAAGAACGTCGAGGCCGCAGCGGCTGGTTACAGGTTTGAAAAGGTCAACGGCGACTTGCTGGCCAGCGAACTGGAGGCCGCATGACACAAGCCGAACGCATCGTGCAGGCCATTCGCCGTAAGCCCATGACTTGGGGCGAGATCGAGGCATTGCGCATCAGCACATGCCCATGGGTGCGCCTGCAGGAGTCTGGGCATCGGTTTCTGAGGCCGGGTGAGGCCATTGTGCGCAAGATGGGGCGGGATGGTCTGGTGCGAATCAAGGTGGAGAGGGTGGACCAGTTCTGCTACTTCGCGGAGCAGGGCGACAAGGCGCGGAAGGCGATGCATGGCCGTGGATAACCACAAGAAATACATGACTTGTGCACAACTTTTGCCCAGCTTGAAAACCGGCAAAACACAGGTTATCCGTTGCACCTCAAGAGTGAAGCGGATTCAATAGGCCGATCGCAACAACCACTTATCCACATGGCACGCATCAGAACCATAAAACCCGAGTTTTTCACAAGTGAGGACATCGTGAGCATGTCGCCACTGGCACGCCTCTTTTACGTGTCACTGTGGTGTGAAGCGGACCGCGAAGGGCGCATGGAGTGGAAGCCGCGCACGTTCAAGATGCGCTATCTGCCGGGCGACGACTGCGATGTTGACGCCCTCGGGCAGGAGCTTATAGGGCGTGGCTTGATTGTGCTGTACCAGGCCGATGGCAAGCAGTATGCAGAGATTCCGACCTTCACCGAGCATCAAGTCATCAACAACCGTGAGTCGGCCAGCACGATCCCGGAACGCGACAAGAACGCGTCACGCACGCGTGCCCCACGCGTGAAAGCGGAAGGGAAGGGAAGGGAAGGAAAGGAAGGGAATGGAAAGGAACCCGCGTCGTCACGCGGCGGACGGTTTGAGGATTTTTGGAATGCATGGCCGAAGTCCGAACGCAAGCAAGACCGCAAGGCATGCGCCGAGAAGTGGAAGCGAGACGACCTGGACGCGTTGATCGACATCATCTTGGCGGACATCGACGTTAAGCGGCAGACCGAGAAGTGGCGCGGCGGGTTCATTGAGGCTCCCGAGGTGTATCTGAACAACCGGCGTTGGGAGGATGGTGTTACGCCTTCTGGTGACAAGCCCGCGATGGTTGACCCGGATAGCCGGGGGTATGTGGAGGCGCTCGGGATGTCCAGAGGCATGGGCAAGTGGGACGAAATGAAGGAACGATGGGAAACATACGCTAGACGCGTGAAAGGTGTTCCGGCATGACTGAAAAGCAATGCACCCGTTGCCGTGAAAAGCTGCCGCGAGACAGCGAGTTTTTCCGCCAAGAGTCGCGGGGCAATCGTTACTACCTGCCGTGGTGCCGTGTGTGCGAGGCTGAACAGAAGCGCGAGAAGCGCAGAAAGGCAACGGCATGAAACGCTACCTAGTCCTAGAGCTTGAGCTATCCAAAGACACGCCAGACCTAGCCGACAAGATCGCAGGGCGGGCATGGACTCTGAGCGGGGTAGAGGAAGCCAACATCGTTACGTGCGAGACGGCGGAAGAACTGGCGGCGGTTATCGCTGAGATGGTGCGCAAGTGATCGAGCATCGCATCTCCGAGCATCTCGCATGGCTGCGCACGATGGACGAGGAATACGCCAAGTGGGCGCGGGCGAACTTCATCGCCATCATCGTGACGCCGTTTAGGACGCGTGCATGAGCATCCATCGCTACGCCACCAGACAAGACGGCAACCACCGCGCCATCGTCAACGCACTGAGGGCAGGCGGGGCGAGGGTGTATGAAATCCGTGTGCCCTGCGACCTCTTGGTGGGCTACAGCGGGAAAACCGCCCTGGTTGAGTGCAAAGACTTGTCCACAGGCTACGGGCGCAAGGGGCTGAACGACAACCAGCGCAGTTTCGCGGAGACATGGAACGGCGGGACTTTTGCGACGATCACAGACACAGAGGGCGCTGCACGGCTGCTGGCGCTGATGAAAGTTAGTGGAGGCTGACGATATGGTTACAAAAACGAAAAGGAAACCTACTGGAGCGGCTGCAATGGGCGCAGGGCCAGGACGACCGAAGGGCTTGCCAAACAAGATAACCGTCGAGTTCCGCGAAACAGTGCGCAAGGTGCTGGAGGACAACGCTGAGAACATGGGCGTATGGCTAACCGCAGTCGCAGAGGGCAAGGGCGACGCAAAGCCTGATCCCGGCAAGGCGCTTGACCTATTGGCGAAGTTGGCCGAGTACGCAGCTCCAAAGCTCGCCAGGACGGAGCATACGGGCGAGGGCGGCGGGCCGGTCAAGTCCATCATTGAATGGCAGCAGTAAAGCGGATCACGATCCCCTACAAGCCACGCGAGGCTTTCCGTGGCTTCCACGACCGTCGCCAGCGTTGGGCGTGTCTGGTGGCCCATAGGCGGGCAGGAAAGACCGTCGCATGCATCAATGACCTGATCCGCAGGGCTTTCGTCGATGCGAAGGAAAACGGGCGGTATGCCTACATCGCGCCGTATCACTCGCAGGCAAAGTCAATTGCGTGGGACTACCTGCTGCGGTACACCGCTGACGTTCGCACACAAGCCAATGCGTCAGAACTGTGGGTGGAACTGCTGAACGGGGCGCGGATCCGCCTGTTTGGCGCGGACAACCCTGACGCACTGCGCGGGCTGTACCTAGACGGCGTAATACTTGACGAGTACGCCGACATGCGCCCGCGAGTGTGGGGCGAAATCATCCGGCCATTGCTTGCAGACCGCGAGGGATGGGCGGTGTTCATCGGCACGCCGAAGGGGCATAACGCCTTTTACGACATCTGGCGCACTGCACAAAGCCACGAATCATGGTTCTGCGCGACTGTCAGGGCCAGCACAAGCGGACTGCTGCCCGCGACTGAGCTTGCCGATGCTGCGCGGAACATGACGACAGACCAGTATGAACAAGAGTTTGAATGCAGCTTTGAGGCGGCAATTCTTGGGGCGTACTACGGGCGGGAGATGCGCGAGGCTGAGGACTCAGGCAGGCTTACGGATGTGCCGTGGGACAAGGCTTTCCCCGTGTTCACGGCCTGGGACTTGGGCTATCACGACGATACGGCCATCTGGTTCTATCAGGTCATCCAGTCCGAAATACACCTGATCGACTACTACGCAGGCTCGGGGCTGTCCATCCCTGACTATGCCAGCGTTGTCATGCAGAAACCGTATAGATACGAGAAGCACTGGCTACCGCACGACGCGCGGGCCAAGACGCTGGCAAGCGGGGGGCGATCCATCATCGAGCAGCTAGGCGCAGAGCTAGGCGGGCCGTCCAAGATGGCGATTGTCCCAGGCTTGTCGGTGCAGGACGGCATCCAGGCTGCGCGGCTGATGCTTCCTAGATGCTGGTTTGACCGCACTGCAACATATGAGGCAACGGAACTTCTGAAGCAGTATCAGCGGGAATGGGATGAGGACCGGAAGGCTTTCCGGGACAAGCCGAGGCACGATCACACGTCACACTGCGCTGATGCTTTT